TATGAGCAGCTTCTTCTATATTTTTATCGGACTGTATAGTGACATAAATAGGTTTGTTGAAAGAAGACAAACGTTTATTATCTTGAGTTAACTCCCCATCTCTTCCAGGAATAGTTATAAAGGACAGATCTTGTTCTGGACTCGCCTCAGTATTACTGGCAGATATATGGAGGTCAAACGAATCAGAACGCTGTCCTCCATACTCGAAAAAGTATCTGTCATCATTAAATAACGTTTGTTTTATATCTTGAATCATGCTGGGGACAACCTCCCTTTATCTCTTTGTGTCAGCCAAGCAAGATCGTGAGATAGCTGTTCCACATCTTGATCCGTATGATTATGGAATTCTTGGATAGTCACGTTGACATCTCCTTCATTCTGAACATTGCTAACGTTTCCACCGTCCCCGGTGTTTACCCTTGCTGCTTCTTTTGCATACGTCTTACTTAGATCATGAGGAATGACTTGTGCGCCATTTGGTAGATTTACAAGCTCTCCTCGACCGGCTTCATTGATTCGAGCAAAGCCACCTTCAAAATCATCAGTCCCCCGGTATAGCATTGGAATTTTTCCAATATTTACCCCAGGTATTTTATTGATTAATCCAATAGCGCTGTTTATGCCACCAATCATTTTATTCACGTTTCCGGTAACTGCTCCGACGACTCTTTCAACTGAGGACTGTATCCCTGAAAATATGCCGTTTACGAAACCAGTTAACCCAGACCATGCATTTTGTATTCCTTGAAATACGTTTGTCATTGTGTTTGATACACCATTCATTATTCTAGAAACAGTTCCTGAAATCGTAGTAAATATTCGTGAGACAGTAGCTGAGAAATTACCAATAACGCCAGAAGCTTTGGTTATACCTGAAGATATGAAGTTCATAGCAACTGACCAGGTTCCGCTTATAATCGAAACGATTGTATTAAAAATTTCACTTACAAACGTAGCTATTGGTCTTATAACCGACATCACCATGCTTATAGTTGAAGCAAAAAAGCTGACTATCGGTGAAATAACAGCCATTATTCCATTTATTAGTCCTCCAAAGAATGAAATCAATGGATTCATTGTTGATACGATCATTGAAAACACATGAACAACTGTCGATACTATCCCCATGAAGACGGGTGTTAATGCCTCCACTGTAGACATAATGGCTCCAAATATTGCTATCACTGCTGGTGCTACTGTTGATACAATATTCATAAATACAGCTATGACATTCTGGATAACTGGTAATAGAGAACTAATGAAAATACCGACTAACGGTACTACCTGTCCAATCATCCCAGCGAACCATTGTACAACTCGCGAAAGAATCGGGACTAATTGAGTGAATAAATTAATCACTACAGGTAAAACCATTGAGATTATATTCATAAATGTAGATCCTACTTGCATCACTACGGGAATGAGCGTTCCCAGGACGTTCATAACCATTGGAATGACTACATTAGCAATTTCACCAAAAGCTGTTCCCAGGCTCGAGATTAACGGAAGTATAAATGCAATAGCTGTCTGTACATGCTGGACTATCTCCGATCCAAATTCAGTGAATAGATAAATGACTCCTTTAATAATCGGATTCAATCCAAACAGTATAGAGGTCAAATTTAAAGCAAAATTACTTCCAACTTCTCCAGCCCCATTGAACCCTTCAGCAAACGATTTAAAGAAACCGGAAAATACTGGCCATACCGCTTCAACTATTCCTTTAATGGTTGTAAAAACCTCACTTATTTGTCCCCAAATGTTTTGAAGAGAGCTAGTAATAAATGGAACAGCGCTTGAAAAAGCATTTCCTAAAATGTCTCCTATACGACTAATTATGGGTTGGACGTTCGTCCATAAGCCTTGGAGATACGTAATTACGTTTCCGACTACAGTAGAAACTGTACTGCTGACATTATTAAAAGTGTCTATAACTTTGGCTCTGAATTTATCATTAGTAGCCATGAAATAAACAAACGCGCCTACAAGAGCAGCAATGACACCAATTACTAATCCAATTGGGCTCATTAAAAATGAAAAAGCAGACATTAAGCCACCTACACCTTGAGTAACCAGCCCCAACATCATTAGAGCGGGTCCCAAAGCTAATAGAAAAGCCCCAACTGCTGTGACCATGCCTAGCGTTCGATCATCCAAACTGCTAATCCAGTCCACTGCTTCTCCTAATCTGTCTATAAAACCTCTGATTGGCCCTTCTGTTAATTCAAAGAAGCGTATTTGCAGTTCGCCAATTGATGATTGAAGATTGAGAATAGAACCTTCCATGTTGTCATCCATGATACCGGCCATTTCACTCGCAGCACCAGATGAGCTTTCAATACCCTCGGTTAACTCATATATCGCATCCGTACCCTGGCCAAACAATGTGTTGACTGCTTTAAGTGATTGCTGCTGGAAAATGCTAGACATAACCTGATCACGTTGTTCTTGTGTCATATTGGCCATTCCTTTTTCCATGTCTGCCAATACATCTGTTACATTTCTCATGTTTCCTTCTGCATCATATAGAGCAACTGAAGAATCGCCAACAGCAATAGCTCCATCTTCTGCAGAAGCACGTAAGTCACGGAACATGGCATTTAACCCTGTACCGGCTGCAGACCCTTTAACACCTGCATCAGCTAGCACTCCTAAAAGGGCAGTCGTTGTTTCATAAGACTGATTTGCTGCAGTTGCAGATGAAGCAGACTGCTTAAACGCTTCTCCTAGAGCCTCTACCGTCGTATTACTATTAGCTTGAGCATAGGCCATGCCATCAGTAAAACGTTCAGCATCCTTTGCTTCCAAATTAAAAGCAGTCATGGAATCCGTAACAATATCAGATGCATTCGCCAGATCCATGTTGCCTGATACAGCTAGATTTAAAACCGATGGTAAAGCCGTCATTGATGCTTGAGCATCCCAGCCAGCTAATGACATATAGCCTAGACCATCTGCAGCTTGAGAAGCAGAGAATCGTGTATTTTTACCCATATCACGAGCTGCTGCTTCAAGTTGTCTTAATTCAGTTTCTGTAGCCCCGGATAGAGCCTGAACGTTAGACATGGAGGATCTAAACTCTTTCCCTGTATCAAATGATTGCTTAGCAAATAAGGCAAGTGGTGCTGTCATTGCTGTAACAGTTGCACCGGTTCTTGTCATCTTTTTGCCAGCATCCGATACATTTTGTCCCATGTTCTTTAATGAGTTTTGAGCATCTCTCAGTCCATCCCTAAAATTCTTTGCATCTGCCGTTATTCGAGCCGATAATGTATAATCCGCTGCCATTTATTAACCTCCCTTCAATACTTTATTTACCCAGTTCTTGCCGTTCTTTTCTTCTAGACGTTGAACAGTGTTTAAAGCTTCTTCGTTGAAATCAATTAGAGCCTTTTGTGTTTTAGGTTTTTCCCATAGTTCTCTAGCAGACTTGTTCTTCTTTCTGTAAGTGTTAAATAAAGCTGTCTCCATCGCTCTATATGTGAGACCAGCATCACGTTTTATTTTCAGCTCAAACTCTTTTCGGATAAACATTTTTTGTTTTTCTGATAAACTTAAAAATTCTGTAACAGATACCCCAATATTGACTACAAAAAAAGCGAGCTCTCTCTCATTCGAAAAAGGCTCGCTTAACTCTGCAAAATATTTATCATAGGGATCTGGTTCCTTGTCGGTTTTAAACTCTGATTCGACAAGTTCTAACGGAACAAAAACCCCATGTCATCATATAATTTTTGCAAAACAACGTTGGATAAGTCTTGATACCCATTGGCACTCAGTGCTTCATCGTATATTTCTTCAGCTTTTTTCCCATGTACTTGCTTATTCCTTCCTTCATCATCTGAAAGTTCTGCAAGGCCCACTGTAAATAGAGTCTGCAGTAAAGTAAGCGAAACAGCTCCACCGGTATTTTTAATTTCAGCCATCAAGGAAACTTTTAATCCGTTCTCTACTTGTTGGATTTTTTTACGGTTAAACGTTAATGTGTATTCTTGTTCTTCTACAGTAAATAGTACTTCAGTCATCTGTCAGTCTCCTTTATACTTCTGTTCCTTCTGGTTCATCAGCCACTGTTAAATCCACTAGCTTGCCGGTTCCTTGAAGATTGATCGTAAATGTCACAGAGTCATCATATGGTGCTTCAATTGGATAAGACGTAATCAATCCCATACCAGCAAACATGTCCTGTTCATCTTTCTGATTGGTCACCTTTATTAAAATAGGTTCACCATTGTCATAGAACTTACCGATCAACTTATGGGAATCTTCGTTTTTCACATAAATACCATCCTGATCCATCGACCATTCTTTAAATCCCACAATAAATTCTTTCCAGCCATCTGAATCTTTAGAAGTCACTTCGATTGTCTCTCCATCACGATTAATGGTCAGCGATTGCTGGCCAGCTACTGCTAATAGTGCACTTCCCGTCGCATCCCATAAAGACATGATTAAATCTTTACCGGCAACGACTTCTTTTAAATTCGCTTTTAAATCTGTTGCTAATTGTTGATTCTCTACCATTTTGTCACTCTCCTATATCTTCATTTTGTATCCATGAAACACATCAAATCTAAATGTGAGTATGGACTGTTTATAGCCATCTTCCATAACATAAGCTGGCGCCATATTGGCTACCTCTTGATGGACTAATTGATACTCTTCTGTTAAGTCTATAAATTCAGTTAAAGCTTCTTCTAATTCGACTATGGCCGTATCCATTAAAAGACTAGATCCATTATCTGGTGGTGTAAATATATGGACAGGGACCATGAATTGTGTGCGGTGCATCGTTTTATGCCTAACAGGTTCATGTGTAATTTGACCGATAGCATAATGGACACCCTGATAATCTTTAGGTACTGCATCAAATACGTCATGACTAGTGTTTTTCTTAATTTTGTCGATGACAGCACGCTTCAAAACAATAAAACTTAATCTCTTTTCCATTTACTCCCTCAGCTTTCTTTTGAGATCGTCTTTATAAAGTGGCCGTTGGTGATTAACACCCTTTTGCAAATAATACTGTCCGGGTACATACCCGCCATCTCTTGTACGGTGACCATACTCAACATGAGGGCCATGTTCTGCTCTAAATCCCATGTCTAGCTTCGAGTAAGAAGCAGAGGGCCTTAATTCGTGTTTATCTACCGGGGTATTTCCTGAGCGCACCATATAGGTAAATAAACCACGTGCATTTCTTGAAGCCACCTCATCAAAATCTTTCCTGCTGTGCTTCATCAAGTCCTGTTCAAGTCTTTGAATCTCTTTTTCTTCAAATTTGATCCTAAGATCCTGTATATAACTCATTTGGATCATTCCCATGTTTATCGACTATAAGTAAGCGCCATCGGGTATATTCGTCTCCACGTACTTCTTTAATGGTGTAAAGCAGCCCGTCATATAGTACTTTATCTGCAGATTCACATTCATCTAAATCAGCAGTCGTAATTAATTTGCGGCCTTCTATCTCAATATCTTCTTTGGACCAGGAAGTGAAACGGCCTTGCTGACCGTCAGGATCGCCTATCTTTACTAGTCGTTTTATCGGATTGTATAAAGCATCTTCTCCGACAGTTTCATATGCACAAAAAAAGAGGTCATTGAGTTTCATAGGAATCTCAACACCCCATGTTCCGGATTTTCTGTTCTATTTTTTACGTGTACATAGTTAACGAAATCTTGCTCATAATTAGATAATATATCTTTGATCAATGTCACTCTAAAAGTGTTATCAACATTTTCTGATTCTAATCCTTCGTAACGTAATCGATTATATGCTCTAATCACGACTTCAACAGCAATAGATTGAAAGACGGACGGGAGAGTTTCCTCTCCTATCCGTAAATTAATCCGATCCTGGGCACTTTGAACCAACTCTTGAAGTAAAGCCCCATTCTTCTCTTTAGCAAGCTCAGGCAAGCGAATTTTGACGCGTTCAGCGACTAAAGTCATGTTACTCACCTTCTAACAATTCTATTAGTACGTCTTTTTTATCATTGGTCTTATATTCTATCTTCTTCTGATCTAGTTTTTCTTGGAGCTGCTCTTTAGTGAGTTTAGTATAATCATCAGGTTGCCCTCCTTTAGCTTCTTTGTTCTCAAAGTCATTCTCATCATATACTTCAGCAACAATTACAATATTAGCTTTATTGTTTCCTGTAGCAAGTGCTTTAAAACGTTCTTTAGACGGTTCATACCCTTCACGAGGGTATTTCTCCATGTAGTCATATTTTCGTCTATTGTCATCAGCATCAATAAAATCTTTAATGATTACCCGTGTTTCCATATTTATTTTCCCCCTATACTTAAGCTTCTACTGCATTAGAGTCTGTTTTGAACGTGAACTTAACAATACGGATTTGTTTTGGTTCATAAACACGATTCCAATTCAGACCATTCTCTAGTTCGGTATTTGTTGGGAAACGTCCAGAGACTGATTCATCAGTCCACTTCACTCCACGAGGGTGCAAGATATCAATATGACGATTGATCAGGAATTCCTCCCCAGCTTTTGACTGAGCATTGCGGTCTACCTCAGTAGCAACAATGTTAGGATGAGAGCCTACGCCTTTAGCAATAGCTCCTGAACCAAACAAGTACATAGAACCTACTAGGTCATTGGTGTTGAACGGCATTGCATCATCAACGATCACGCGATGTCCTTGGAAATAATTGATTGGTTCTCCACCATTTGATGGTTTAATAGATTCAATCAAATCCAATTTTTTTAGGTATGATTCAACATATGAGTGCATCATTACACCGCTTAGTGTTTCTTTAGCATCTCCCATCACTTGAGAAGCATCAATAAAGCTATGACCTGTTAAAAGAGCACCATCAGCTGTATTTCCTGTAATGTCATAATGCTTTTCCGACATATTTTCGGCTTTAAAAACACCATCGAGTGTAGACAGCAACTTCACTTGATCACGACGGTTCCAATAATCTGCTACTAAGTCTCCAATAGCCGCCATTGGATCTGATCCAGCTAATAAACCGGTTAACTGGTTTACGCCCCACATACGACCACGTACATGTTTAATAGTCTGGTCAGAACTGGCTGTAATTTTACCTGCAGAGAAGTCACCGTTATCATCTACAATCTCTTCTTCACCTGTCAGGTCATTCCAGAACGGCATCTCGACTAATCGGCCCTGTCCACTTGCTAGTTGGTCAAACTCTGCGTTGCGTTCAATAATTCCACTCTGGACCAATAGAGATTTTTCTTGTGTGCGATTCACTACATAGTCTGTAAAAACCTCTGGTACGATTACATCTGCTAATCTAGTTGTCAATTTTAATCATCCTTTACGTTATTAGTTTGCCTGAGCTTTCAAAGTCTTGTATAACTCAGGATTTTCTTTGAGTAATTTCCTTTGCTCCGTTAAGTTAAAAGTTTCTTTAGCAAACGGATTAACCATGTTACCTGTACTTCCTTTTCTAATAGGTGCTTTTCCTTTGAGAGCATCAGAAACTCGTTCTTCAACTCTACTTTCCATTTCAGCATTCCATTCTTCTTCAAACGTTTTGATGTTATCTAAAGTCTTTTGTGCCTCTTCATGTACAAGTAAATCTGCAAATGACTTCGGTAAATTACGTTCCTGGAGTGCATCAATAGCTTGATAGCGCTGCTCCATCAAAGCAATTTTCTTTTCTTTATCTGCTAGCTTCTTTTCTTTCTCAGAGAACTCCATTTTTTCACGATCTTCTTTAGATAACTTAGATAAGTCTTTTTCTCTTTCGAGCGCTGCAGCAATCTTATCGTCAAGCTGATCATCAAACTGCTTTTGCAGATTCTTGCGTTCTTTTGCCACTCTTCCAGCAATGATCTTATCTAAATCTTCTTGCGATTCGAATACGATCTTATCGTCATCTTCTTTTTTTCCCTCGTCACCCTCTAAATCGTTGGCGCCTTCTGGATCTTTCGGGTCATCTTCAGGAACTGCGAAAAATTGTAGGTTCATTGCTAACTTTTCTTCTAAATGTTTATCCATTTCTATTTCCTCCAGTTTAGGTGCGTAACACCATGCCAGTTGATGTCCGTATGACAGAGTGCTTTTAATGTCCTCTCAAGACAAATAAAGCCATAGGTTTGACCCATGACCTTTAAACTTGTTCCATAATATTTAATACGCTAATAACTGCGAGATACTGCATGTATCGTGTTCATGCTGATCACCTCCTCCTACCATTTAATCCGTCCTTCTTTTCGATAGATAATCACTATATCACCGCCTTTAGAGCATACAAAAAGCGCCTCGTTACCTTTAATTTCAAGTAACTGGCGCTTAGTAATCAATATTCATTTCATGATCAACTACTATAGGTTTCTCGTTAGCAATAGCTTCTTCAATTTTCTTATCCATTTCTTCGCCTGACAAGCCTCTCATTTCCATTGTGGGTGGATAATCATCAAATAATTCAAAGTACTTGTCATACAACTCTTGGGAATCCATTCATCTAACCTCCTATTATTTTCGTTACTAATTCCTTATACATACTATAAGACTCAGGTAACCATTTCTCAAACTTTTCGACTTCTCCAGGATCCATTACATCTGCAGCGTACATTTCAGCAAAAGCTTCTTTTCCTAATCTTAGTTCTCGATACTCTGCGGGTTTAATCCCTTGATACTTCAACCACCTTTTAGTTGCTGCATTGCCCTCCCAGTAATCTTTAGAGTGACCCATACGTATTCTCAATTGATTCTTAGTAGCCCCTCCAAACAAATCAGATATACTCGACATGCTAGAAGGATTACTATCGTGGTCCTCTAATATAGCAGTTCGTAGGTTTGATTTTCGCTCATTAATTCGACTTCCACTTTGTTCTTTAATACGCTGATTGATTTCATCGAAGACAGTTTTACCTAAATTCTTGCCATTAGAGAGTTTTATGCCATTAGAAGCATAATCCCAGTTCGTATTTCCTTTAAAGCTAATATCATCTATGTGATGACCAAACTCATGAAATAAAGTGTTACCGGCTTTCTGTAACAATTTACCATCTCGATCAGTGTACCCACTTAGATCAGATAGTATATTCATAGTTACTCCTTCACCCTGAAGGTAGAAAGCTTTCTCACTCTTGTCATTTCGGTTGTGGAATACTAGATCATCTCTATAATTATTCCATAACTCTTTCGCTCGGGAAGAGCCTGCTCCTAATAAGCCATCGTAGAATTCAGTTTCATCTTGGTTCAGTTTCTCAGTTATTCCAGAAGGTAAGTT